CCAGCTTTGCTCAAAATATTTGACGAAATTCTTGTCAATGCAATCGACCGAAACTCTGTACATCCGAAGAGTGTTACGAGCATCTCGGCGGGGATAGACAAAGAGACTGGTGCTGTTACCATTGAGAATAACGGACCTCTCGGTGGTATTGGTGTGCGTATGCACGAAAAAGAGGGTATTTGGAATCCCGAACTTACATTTGGTCATCTTCTTACGAGTACAAATTATGACGACACAAAGAAGAGGATTGTGGGTGGTCGTAACGGCTATGGTGCCAAATTGACGAATATCTACTCATCGGAGTTTTCAATTATCATCAAGGACGGAGAGACAAAGCAGTGCTACACACAAAAATGGAACAACAATATGACAGTGTGTCATCCACCAAAGATTACAAAGCACACTGCTTCAACTTCCTCGGTGTCAATCACTTTCGTTCCAGACTGGAAGAGATTTGGTATGAATAAGATGGATGCCTCAATCTACAAGATTTTTGAAAAGCGTGTGTGGGATGCAAACATCTGTACGACCCCAAACTGCAAAGTGAAGTTTCAAGGAGAAGTTCTCCCAAAGACTTCATTTGAGGCTTATGCCAAGATGCATGAAGGTGTGACAGATGTATGCTCGGTAACGACTGATCGTTGGTCGGTGTGTATTGGTCCATCAGACAATGGACTTGAACAAGTCTCTTTTGTGAATGGTATCTCTACAACGAAGGGTGGAACCCACGTGGATCATGTAGCTTCTTATCTTGCTTCGGGTATCATCGACGAGATGGCAAAGAAGATTAAGTTGAAGCCACAACAAGTCAAGAATACTTTCAACATCTTTGTGAAGGCAACCCTTGAGAATCCAACTTTCTCAAGTCAGGTGAAGTCGGAGTGTACCTCAAAGACTCAAGACTTTGGGAGTAAGTTTGAACCACCCAAAAACTTTGTGAAGAATGCCCTAAAGACTGGTATTCAAGATGAACTCACAGCACTCTCAAAGTTTAAGGAGATGAGGGAACTCAAGAAAACCGATGGTGCTCGCAAGTCCAAAATTACTGGTATTCCCAAGTTGGACGACGCAAACAAGGCGGGTACGGCGCAATCTGGAAAGTGTACCCTCATTGTCACGGAGGGTGATTCAGCGAAAACCCTTGCGGTCGCGGGTCTCTCCGTCGTTGGACGTGATCACTATGGCGTCTTTCCTCTCCGTGGGAAGTGTAAGAATGTCCGCGACGCTTCAGTGGCACAGCTCACATCAAACCAAGAGTTCAACGATCTCAAGAAGATCTTGGGTCTTCAACAAGGCAAAGACTACCAAGATCTATCGGAACTTCGCTATGGTCGTCTTATGATTATGACAGATGCCGATAATGATGGTTCTCACATCAAGGGTCTCATCCTTAATATGATTCACTACTTCTGGCCTTCCCTTCTCAAGTTAGGTTTCGTGGTTTCTATGGTGACACCAATCATCAAGGCTTCCAAGGGTAGTCAATCAAAGTCATTCTACACAGATTCGGCTTTCCGCAGCTGGTATGGTAGTGGACAAGTGGGTTGGAAGATTAAGTATTACAAGGGTCTGGGCACCTCAACTTCTGCCGAGGCTCGGGAGTATTTCAAGAAGATTCAAGACCTCACCGTGAAGTTTGATATGGATATTATGACAGACAAGTCCATCATCCTCGCCTTTGACAAGAAGAAAGCAGATGATAGAAAGTCTTGGCTTTTGGAGAGTACAGCAAAGGACCCCAAAGAGTTGGAAGTCCCATATGGTTCTGTCAAGAACTTGAGCATTACCCACTTTGTCCGCAAAGACCTGGTCAATTTCAGTTTGGCAGACTTGAAGCGCTCTATTGCCCATATGGCGGATGGTCTCAAGCCTTCACAGAGGAAAGTGATGTATGCTTGCTTCCATAAGAATCTCAGAGATGAAATGAAAGTGGCACAATTGGCTGCGTATGTTGCGGAAAAGTCTGCGTATCACCACGGAGAGGTATCCCTCGCAGATACGATTGTCAAATTGGCAAATGATTATACCGGTTCAAATAATATCAATCTTCTTGAACCATGTGGTCAGTTTGGTACTCGTCTTATGGGTGGCAAGGATGCGTCGCAAACGAGGTATATTTTCACAAGATTGACCAAAGAGGCTCGTAAAATCTTTGATCCACGGGATGACCCCATACTTAATTACCTCGATGACGATGGGAGATCTATTGAACCAGACTTCTATATGCCAACTGTCCCAATGGTGCTTATAAACGGCACAGAAGGTATCGGTACGGGTTTTAGTTGCTATGTCCCACCATTTAACCCCAAGGATATCAAGGAGAATATCCAGAGAGCCTTAAATGGGAGTTCATTCAAGGAGATGAGCCCATGGTTCCGAGGTTTTAAGGGTAAGATTTTCAGGGAAGACGGCACTTGGATCACTGAGGGTGTGTGGAGAGATACAGGGTCTCGACTCAAAATTACGGAACTTCCGCCCGGTCGCTGGACACAGGATTACAAAGAATACCTGGAAACCCTTGTAGATAAGAAGATCATCTCAAGTTACACAAATAATTCAACAACGGAAGATGTTGATTTTGAAATTATGGGATACTCTGGTAAAGACATTTTAAAAGATCTCAAGTTGAGAAAGAGTTTCCATACCTCAAATATGCATCTTTTTCATCCAGTCAAGGGTATATACAAGTACTCAAGTCCTGAAGAAATCCTAAAGGACTTTGTGGATCTCCGTCTTGAACACTACAAGAAGAGAAGAGACCATCTTATCAAGGTACTTGAAGTTAGGTCAAAGATGTGTGGGTACAAATCAAAGTTTGTGACGATGGTTATCGAGGGACAGATCATTGTATTCAAGAGAAAGAAAGATGACCTTGAGAGACAATTGGGTGGAATATTTCCTAAAATCAATGGCACATACGACTATCTTCTCAACATCAAGACTGTCCAATATACCGAAGAATGTGTAAGAGAACTTATTAGAGAATCAAAACAGGCGAGAGACGAACTTGAAGTTATGAAGGGTACTTCACACACTGACATGTGGAAAATGGATATTAAAAATATGTAAGCAATAGTAGGTATGGGTGAAGCTGCGAAAATATCGCTCAACGCTATCGGGAAGCAAGACACCCACTTGCTTTCTAAAGATCCAGACGAGTCATTCTTTAATTATACCACCGATCGGAGACACTCCGACTTTAGAAAGTATCACAGAAGTAGAAATGTTGTAAAACCCGGAAATGCGAAAGCTACATGGCCATTTGGTGAGACAATCAAGGTACAATTCAATCCAATGAATATGGGAGACTTCTTGAGTAATATGTATTTGAGTCTAACCCTACCGGGTATAAGCGATGGAAATTACGCGGATCAGGTGGGGAGACACATTCTAAAGAGTATTACAATGTTTGTGGATGATATTGAAATTGAGAAAATACATGATGACTGGGGTATTATCTACGATGATCTTTATTTGGAAGTATCGGAAAAGGTAGCGAATAGATTTCTTGTAAATAGAAACATTGGTTTTGACGGCTCTCCTACGAGTACAGGTGTTGCGCAATATGACGCAGATTTGATGATACCCATTCACTTCTTTTTTTCAAGGAAATTTGCGAGTGATGAATATGACACAAATAAACCAAATAGACCATACTTTCCGGTGTGTTCAATTTTTAGACAGAAGATTGAGTTCGAACTTGAGTTCCATAAACAAACATTCTTCACAAATACAAGTCAGACGTTGACACTCCCATCTTTCAATGTTATCACCGAAGAAATCACAGTCAGTCCCGACGAGAGAAACTTCTTGACAAGACAACGGAAGGTGATGATCACTGATCTTGTGAGAAAACACCCGGTGGCGATCAGTGAACTTAACGAGGATATTATAAAGAACAATTTAGTTCCCAATATCCCCGTGAAATGCATTCATTGGTTTATTAGAAATACTATTTTTGAAAATGAAGACGACGCGGAGGGTAGTGGTTCGGGTGGCGAGTTTCTATATGAAAACCGGTTCAACTTTTCCGCTACTTTGGACTTCCAGGGTGAAAATACAACCCTGTATCCATTAATGAAAGAAGCGAGCTTTTATATAAATGGGAATAGACTACCAGAAGTTACAAAAACAAATCATGAATATTACAAATTTTTAATCCCGTACCAAAAACGACTATCGAGACCTATTAGAAATATTTACACATATAGCTTCTCGTTAAATCCGGTTAATGTGGAACCATCGGGAAACTTGGATTTTAGTCAGATCCAATCAGAAAAGACTAACATTGAAGTAAAACTGGATACGGATTCTGGTATAGACACCTCTACCGAAACCTTTTCCTTGAATATGTATTATACCGGATATCAAACTTTCGTATTTGACAAAGGTTTTATGTCAATTGCTTATTAAAAAGTTTTTCTCTGTTTTCAGAGATATAGTCGATGACATTATTCTTGATACACCATTTGATGAAATTTAATTGCGCCAGAGTTGTATGAATTTCATGAGATGTCCCGGGAACCGTATAAGGAAACTTTTGAGACCGACAAAATGGATCAAAGAGCTGTTTGCTGTATCCATTGAGACTTGATTTATATGCGCAATGAACTGTGAATAACTTTCCATCACCCGTTTGATAAGAAGTATGATTCTTCTTTGCGTAGTTGGTGATAAACCATTCCAAATTTCGGAGAGAAATACCGCTTGATTTATCTAATATCGTCAGGAGTATAGATTTATTCTTTTCGTTGTCATAAAAGTGGTTGATAGATGTTAGTAGAATATCGTTTTTGCTCATTGTTATACTAGACCCTCAAATCTATAAGCTCCTTTGAAACTTCACAAGCCGGACAACCTTTCACAAACATCTGCTCTGGACCATGGTTATGTAAATTTGAACTCGACAACACACGATGACATATTTTTTCACCTTGGACTTTGTGCATGCCACAATATCCATTGTGAATTGCTTTGTTGGTACACCGGGTACCATTTCGTTTCGTCCCTTTACAGGTTGTACTCACAAATGAAGTGGGAATATCTTTCAGTAATTGATCGAGGGGTATAGCATGTTTCTTTGAAATGGTCAAGGCATATTCATTCATGATTAAGTTAACCCTCTCTTCCAATTCCTCATCAACTATCTTCGTGATTTTATCATGAAGATTCATTCTTACTCTGAGATAGATTGTAATTTTTAAATAGGTCCTCAACCGACCCTTGTTTTTTAAATATATTTTCTTCCTCCTGAAGTTTCTGAGCACGAGCATTTTTAATCCGATCCTTTAGTTCCGCGTTTTTACCTTCAAAATCAACACCGAGGCGCTTACACTCTTCAATAAGGTCGGCCTTTTTCATGGTACTAATGGCGGGCTCACGCTTCGGTTTTGGTGGTTTATACTGGTTAATGATTTCACCAAAAATTTCCTCCTTGACATTCTCATATAACGGATCTAGAAGATCGCAAATAGGATTCAAGAATTTGTTCATGAAATAGTAGTGATAATCAATGGGTACATTATGTTCCTCTACATACTTTGGATCTTCGGACTTTTCAAACGCCCTGGCCTTGGGATTTTCGGTTTTTGTGAGCAGGTATGGTACCCGATCACCTGATTGAGGTTCAGATCCGGGTTTTCTCTCCCTCATTTTATTGACAACCTGGACATGTGATTGATTGATATTTACACTTTCCGCACTTGTGACAGATACACTCCTACCAGCAATTTTGTAAGTATCCGAAAGACCCTGACTCAATATAAGCTTATCATTTGGAACATCACCCGAAAGGAGCTCAATAGCCCTCTCCTTGGCCAACTCCTTCGGCGGTCCAGGATCACTTGATCCAAGAACTACATCTAACAACTCTTTAGAGACTTCTCGGACATGTGGTGTATTGTCCCGTCTGACGAGTTGGAGGCCCTTCACGTCGATGTAATCCATATGCATCTTATCATCTTTACCCTTTGTCCAAAGCTTGGCCGCGTAGCGCTTCTTACTATAGAGGAAATAAGGCCAATATACCTTCTCGAGCTCAAGATTATTTGGAGCCTTGAAAAGGGCACTACATTCTTCGGCGGCTCTCTCCCCCACTTCCCAACTATATACAATCGCATCCTCACCTTTGCGTTCCCCAACATCAAACTCAACCATGACTGAATCTGTATTATGAACAACTAATTCACCCGGTCCCACGTGGAAATGATGGGATTCTGTCGTGAGATCGTATACATAATCGTCCGTCTCACCGAGAAGTTCGAGTTTTTTGATAGAGATGGGATTTTTTCTTTGTGTTGATTTTGTCCATGTTTGTCTCAGAACTTTCAATTTGTCTTGTCGGGTATTGATAGATACATTATATCCCAGTCTCCTACCCAATAGATGTAACCCCATAGAGCCTTCTTTGCCTTTACAATCCATTCTTTTGTAATTATGTATATCCTTGTCTCCATCCGCCATATAATATCCATCGATGAATGATTCTATAACATCGGGGGGTGCGTTTAGGATACACACCGGTACAATTTTTTCTTTATAATCGTTATAAAATAATTTTCTATACCGTTCAACCACAGATTTAACATCGCTTTGGACACATAGTTTATATACACCACTACTTTCAAGGGTATCATATATCTTAGTTTCAAACGGACACAGTTTCTGCATTTCAAGTAAATAATCCATGTTGGAGTTATTTAATCCCCATGTTCGTTTAATTCCCGATGGACAGTTATAAGTGCCACACGAACCATCTCCGAAAAAGAAACCCATCACCTTCGCTTCTTCGCACGTAATATCTGTCATGCGCGCGGAGGTCTCAAACGCATCCACGCAATTCCCGTGTAATAATTCAGTCCCGAGTGACACTTCGGATGGTTTAATCATCTCCTTATTTTTTAGGAGTAAACTGTGATCCTCGGTGACATCGACGATACCCGTGTGTGTTAGAACTCTGTGTATATTTTTAGATGTCTTGTGCCTTACGATCTGTTTAATGGGTGTAAAGCCATTTTCAGTCCATACCTCGGCATCTATCAAAGATGTTTCTTTACCATCAGGACGAAGATTATACATACCAACGAGTGAATCGATTCTCGATGTACTAATGACTCCACCCCTTCGAATGAGTAATGGAGTATCACCTGTGACGGAGTCCCCATACCTTACCTTTGCCCCGGGGAAGTTCTTCTCAACATAATTCTTTGTTTCTTCAATCATCGCACGCCCCTTACATGTTGTTGTAGATGCAATAGGGACACAAGGAAGAATACCCTTGCCTGCTCCAGTGAACCCATATACAGAGTTCATTGAAATTTTATAAGCCAACTGCTTACCATTGTAGACTTCCTTCATAAAACCTGTAGCCGCCGCCATGTCCCGCTTGGCTTGCTTACGAAACTGTTTCAATTCAAGAAGAATCGCAGGTAAAAGACTTGGTACATCTTGGGCAAACTTATAAGTTCGGTCACCAACCTTGAAAGTTTCGTAGGTGATTCCCGGAACCGCGCCATACTTCCTATCATCCATGACATAGGATGAGTAGCATAAGTTATGAGCCATCATGATTGAGGGATATAGCGCCTCGAAGTCGAGAGCAGTAATTGGTGTATAGTACGCACCTTTTTGTGCTTCAAGAACTGTAGCTCCCTCGTAAGGTTCTTCGGGGATAGATCCCCAGCGAATTGTTGGAACCATGAATCCCAATTCTCTCGCCTTCTTTGTGAGCTGACTGAATACTTTAATCTGCTGTCCCCTCTCCACGAGGAAATTTGCTGGTACCCACGTTGCTTTTGCCATTTCTACCATATTCAGAAGAGTACAGAGCTTTTTCATCAGGCGGTGTGGAAGAAGTGTATCCTTAATACAGTATTCCGCAACCTCGCGTAACTTTACAGGATCTTCCTCTCTGAAGCGCGCAAACATCTCCTTTGGCGCCATATCAATTTTCTGATCCCCCAGGTACAACTTGGATACATTGTCCAATTTATAGCTATCCAATTTATAACCCTTTTTTACTTCATGGAACATATCAAAAATAAAACGCCCCGGCATTGGAAGTAACTTCAGGAGATTATCCCCCAAGGCACTCGACGAGAGCTTCTTGATAACAAGATCTGAATCTGTATCTTTCAATTTACCCAAATTGAAGAACCCGGGGTGACACATATTTATTTGTGCTCGCTTGTATATATACTCCATATCAAAACCAAATATATTCCAACCAGTGATAATATCAATATCATTTTTATGAAGGTACTTTTGGAACGCTTCTAACATTTCCCTCTCTGTATCATAGCTCAAAATTGTGGAACCTTCCAAGTTAGGATCTGTCTTCTTGTAACAAAGACATGTCTTGTCATATGGTTCATCAGAACCAAATTTACACAGGGAAATTGCTATTTGAAAGCAGGCGTCTCCGGTAACATCCGCATCTGGAAACTTACCCGTAGAACTATTACATTCAATATCAACAGAAGCGACAACAAACGGGGCGATGTCATCCCTCGCAGCTGGTTTGAGGGTTGTCCAGTCGTTACAGAAGAGGTCAGTATCAACGCGAGCAAAGTGGGAACGAATACACTTGTCCCCGGTATCCATCCAGCCCGTAGATTGGATGCCAGTGCGATGCATCAGGCGCAGCACTGGATCTAAATTAGCTTCATACACTTTTACATTTCTCACACCAAATATACTGAAAAGTTCTGGCGTTCTGTCAAGTGGTTTCCTCAAAAACGAGTCCACAAAGCGTCGAGCTTGGAGATGTTTAAAATTGATTTTCATAAACGCGAATTCCTGATTATTCTGAAACCCCCAAACATCCTTGGATTTCGTAACGGAATATCCAACCACGGAATCTTTACATGTCTCGTCAAGAATATTGTAAATTCTACGAATCTTTCCAGCGTCAATCTTCTCTGGGAGCTTTATAAAAAAATACGGTGTAAATGCAGTTGTGAGACATACAGATTTTCCTTCCTCTGTCTTACCGAAAATGCTGATCAAATGCTCCTCGTCTGTGTCTCTAGATTCCCACGTGAGTGCCTGGAAGACTACCATTTTCGCGTTGTGTAAACATCGACCTAAAATTTTAATATACTTTATTAGTAAAAATGTCAGCTGCTTTGATTGACCTTGTATCTAAAGGGGCCCAGGATGCCTACATAACAGGTCAGCCACAGGTCAGTTTTTTCCGTCAAAATTTCAAGCGACACACCAATTTTTCCATGCGCCCAGAGCGTGTGGATTACATTGGTACTTTTGGAGCTTCCAATGAAATTGTTGTTCCACTTCGCTCCAAGGGCGATCTCTTGAGTTACATCTGGATTGAAGCCGAGGGTATTGCTTTACCAGGAGGTAACAACGCTATGTTTGATTCATCAGCGTCTCAACCAACAACCTTCCAGTTGTGGATTGGAGGACAAAAAGTTTGCGAACTCGATTCTCTTTATGTCGGTGGTGTCCACAATGTTTTGTACAATGACAACTCCGCCAAGGCTACAATGAGACACACAATCGAAACCCCACAAAACAACTCAAACGGTGACCACTATGTCATCCCATTCTTCTTCGGTGAAGACTGGACAAAATCCCTTCCTTTGGTCGCCCTTCAGTACCATGAGGTAGAATTGCGAATTAAATTACAGGATCAGTATAGCATTGCGGGTACTCCAAAGATATATGCCAACTACGTATACTTGGACACAGACGAACGAAAGTTCTTCACCGACAATGAGCATGAATTGTTGATCAACCAAGTTCAATATCAACCAGGAAACCAAACCGATACGGAATTTGACCTAACATATTTCAATCATCCAGTGAAGGCGCTACACTTGGTTGCCGGCAATATTAACAATGCCAACTGGGAAACCAACTACACTTTCGGCACTGGTTCGTTGTACATCAACGGCACCGCCCTCTTTGAAAACATGTCAAATGTCTATCACCACGAAGTTGTGCCAGAAATGCACTGCTCCGCTATTGGCGTTGACAGCCTTGTTCAAGACAGCGTCTACACATGGCCATTCTGCTTAAATTTGGACCGCTATCAACCATCGGGGTCACTAAATTTTAGTCGCATAGATAACGCAAAGTTATTGCTTAATGATGTGACTTCTGCCGCTCCAGGTGCTTCTGCCCGAGTTTATGCGGTAAACTTCAACATTCTCCGGGTTAAGAATGGCATGGCCGGGGTTGCATTTGGAAATTAATTTGGGAATCGCGCTTAAAATACATTATAATCTTTACATAAGATTGGTTCAAAATATCAATCTTATGTAATGTCAGTCCTTTAATCTGAGAAGTGCTTTTGATCGCCAGGCAACTACTGTATTTACACTCACACCCAACTCCTTAGAAATATCCTTCAGTGTGAGATGCTTACCGTAATAGTTTTCGAGAATGTATCGACTTACATCATCAAGATCATCTAAGAGAATATCAGGCTCTTTCTCATAATATTCGGGAACGCAGTAATAATTAAGTTCCTCGTACACTGGCGTTCGTTCTAGAGAATTGCGACATTTCCAGTAAATCCATGGATATGCATATGTGGTAAATTTATACCCCCTTTCCGGTTCAAACTTCTGAGCTGCTCGGACGAGAGCATGTAGTCCTACGCTATTTAAATCTTTTTTCGTATGGATGCCACGTTTTCTCGGGTATGCTTTATAGTATACATCATTTGAAACTTTATAAGCAAGATTGATATGATTGGCTATCAGTTCCTTCTTATAAATATTCATCTTATGACTCTTATACCTCTATACTTTATATGTCATTATTTTCTGGTTTCGGGGGATATTGTTCACCGGGTGATGTTTCGGAGTCTCCATCTGCTCTCGCATGTTGATCAGATGGATTATTCATTATTGGTTTTCCCTCGTATACAAAATTTGTAAGTAGGTATTTAGTTCCCTTCTTCAGTTTAACACCTCGGTGAACATAACAGGCATTCGCTGGAAATATTACAAGCTTTCCAGCTTTGGGTAGCACATTCTTCCCACATAGGAATTCAGTAGTTCCACCGACACCTTTTGGAACATCTTTTAAATAGATTATATAAGTATACGTTCTATTAATGTGCGCGTCGTGGTGCCACACGTAAAATTGATCCTTTCCTGTTCTTTGTATCTGTGGAAATCCGATACAGGAATCTTTAACAAGAGCTGCTATAGCTTCATATCTATCCAAACCCTCGCTATTCAGGTATTCAATATAGTCAGCAAGTCCCTTTTGTACCACACTAGTAACTTTCATGAGGACATCATTCCATTCTTCTCTATAAGATGCAATCGGTAAATCTGTACTCTGTTTAATCTTCGGGTTCTCCCCACCAACAGTCGCACCTACCATTTTTCGATCATCTGCTTCAAAGCGGGCAACTACTTCTTTACACCACTCAGGGGATATCGCCTCGTCATCTTCAAAGATATAACTCCGGAGTTCACGTGGGTTTACCATTTTATTAAATATGTTAGTTAAACTTTAAGTCTATTATATCTATCCTTTTCTTTGTTTGGAAACACAGTAAGTTGCGTTACCTCGCCACACAAATATACCTGTCCATGATTTTTTATTCTATGGTCTTTGATAACCTGTTCAACTCTCACGAGGTTTACCCGCACCTTTTTTTCGCGTGAAGACTGACTGTGTTGTACAGCGAGGAAGGCGGCGTCCCTCTTTGTCTCCTTTGGTATAGTATCATTTTCATGACATATAATTACATGTGCACCCGGGCCACCATCAACATGCATCCACCATTCCATTGGACAACTTGTTAAGGTTAGACTGTCATTTTCCTGTGCACTTTCACCCACTTTGATTTTAATGCCGTCTTGAGATGTGTATATCTTCATATTTTAAAATGATTATTTACCCTCTATATATGTTTGTGACGAGTATGTACTTTTTATCGGCTTTAACTACACGACCGGTGTGTATAAATGGCCATGTACAGGGAAAAATGGTCATCTTGCCGACTTCTGGTCTAATAGACCTTCCGTTTATAAAGTCGGTAGTACCACCCTCATCGGGTTCGAGTGTATTTAAATACACAAAAGTTGTCATCAACCGTGGTTCACTGTTTAAATAATCCTGGTGCCATCTGTAATGATTACCCTTTTCGATGCATTGGATACACGGATTTCCAATAGTAATTGGAAAAAGTGAGTGTTTCATTACAAACTCTAGATCTCCATCCTCGTCTACTTTAGCATCTTCAAGAATACCCTTTACGTGGTCAAGGTATTTTTTAATAGACTCCAAGATATGATATGAAACCTTATCGTTTGCGACTTCCCAGTCGGGTGTGGTGCGGATATTTAATTCGGTACTAACTTTCAAATCTTCATTCACATAGTTGCCAGTCTTGTCTTGAAGAGCACCCGTCACTTGTTGTTCGGGGTTTGCATCAAACTTCTTTATCAGGTTTTCACACAATTCGGCGGGAAGTGCGTTTGGAATTTCTAAAAGGAAATTATCCATTTCATATAAAGGTGACTGTAGTCTTTAATAGTTTAAAAAAAACTTAATAATTACATACATATGCACGTCGTATTTAATCCCAGTCCATCAGTCGCTCATAAATATAGGGTAACCCTCCCTAATAAGAGAAGTATT